GGTGCGTTCTGTTGATAACGAAATTATTAGGCAGGACGTACTGTTAAAGACCGTACTAGGTGTACCTCAGTTGCTACAGACCGATAGAATTGCAAAGGCAGATAGAGATGACCAACGAAAGGACTAAGGTTATAGCAGGCGCATTACTATTGATAGCAATACCAATCACTGCTGATCAGATAACGCACAAGTTTAAGTCTCCTAGCTTTAACGGCCAAAACACCTCATCACATTACTTAACAATTGAGAACCAAGAGTTTAACCGTAAAGCCGATATAAAGGCTGAGATTAAAGCGTACCAAGAAGAACTTGTGCGTGATGCGGAGAACACTACTCTAGCAAGGTTTATAAGAAATCTTGAGTCTCGTATTTATGCAGAGCTTAGTCGTCAACTTGTTAATAACTTGTTTGGAGAAACTGCAAGCACCGGGGGAATTATAGAGCTAGAAGGCAATACTATTGAATACACTATTGACGGTGATTTTATTACTCTAACAATAACGGATGCGGATGGAAATGTTACTGAGATTACCCTTCCTGTTGGCGATTTTTACTTCTAGTTGCTCACTTGTTGATCAGTTTGATGACACCTATGAGCGTAGGTTTGAAGCAGAAAATGTTGTTAAGATTGAAGCATTGCAGTCAAATGATTTAATAAATGTAAAACCTCCTTCGATTAAACCTATAGTAGCTGTATACCCTAATTCATTTACCGATCAGACAGGACAGCGCAAAAGCAATAGCTCATTCGCTCTGTTCTCAACAGCCGTTACACAGCAACCTAGCACCCTTCTTATTAGGGCTTTAAAACACGCTTCTAACGGGAAGTTTTTTCGCGTGGTAGAAAGAGTAGGGTTAGATAACCTTACTAAAGAAAGACAGCTTATACGGTCAGCAAGAGAGCAGGCATCTACAGGAGCAGACACTAAAAATGTTCCCCCATTACTTTTTGCAGGTATTTTGTTAGAGGGAGCGGTAATAGCTTACGACACAAATTTAGCTACCGGAGGTGTAGGCGCTAGATACTTGGGAATAGGGAAAAGCGCACAATATCGTAAAGACAATATTACAGTTTCTTTAAGGATGGTTTCAGTAGCAACTGGAGAGATTCTTATAGAAGTTATGAGTCAAAAAACTGTGTTTAGTTATGGACAGTCTGAAGATATATTTAGGTTTGTTGAGATGGGTACAGAGCTTGTTGAGGTGGAGTTAGGGAATTCTAGCAATGAATCAGCAACTATATCCTTAATGAAAGCAATAGAAGGCGCAGTTTTTGAACTAATCAACATTGGCTACGATAGGAGATTTTGGGCTTATGAAACAAATACATAGAAATTTATTGGTTGTTGTTGGCGTAATAGCAAGTACGTTTATCTGGAGTGCTGATAACGAGATATACATAGATCAGTCAGGAGCTACAGCAAACATTGATATTGAGCAGTTAGGTATATCCAACCTAATTGGAGGCCTTAGCTCTTCAGCGGGTAGCATGAACCCCCTTGACCTAGATGGCACAGGAATGACCCTAGACATCAACATGATTGGCGCAACCAACAAGTTCTTTGGTGACATATGGGCTGACTCGTTTACAGGTAACTACAACTTTACTGGGTCAACCAACCTATTTAACATTCAGGTAGATCCTTCAAATACTTACGGTGCTGATTCTAGCAACCATCAAGTTAATGTAACAGGCGCTAGTAACACGTTTACATTGAATCAAGGCACATCAGCGTTAGCCGCTACCTTGGATTTGGATTGGACGATACAGGGGTCAAACAATACTATCACCTCAAACATCAACATAGACGGAGCTACAAACTTCGTTGATATAGATGGCTCTGACAACACGTTAACATACACAGGTAGCGGTGTTACTGCATCAGCAGGAGGTTACTTCTACTTAGATCAGACAGGTGGATCACGGACGTTTAACATACAACAACTGAGTACCCAAGATAATGACTGGCTCAAGATTACTTCTGTTGGTTCTTCTGGTACTGTTTGTGTCATTCAAAACGATCAAGGTTCAAGCCTCGGTTGCTGAGATAGGCGGAGTATCTGAGGTATCCGGTTACGCTCAGATAAAGAGAGGGTCATTAGATAGCACAGCAGACCTAGCTTTTTCTATACAATCTAACGATGAAGCTGTTACCAGTAACGGTAGGATGGCAATTACCTTTTTAGATGACTCTACAGTAAAGCTTACCGAACATTCAAAGCTAACAATTGACGAATACATCTACGACCCCGATCCCTCTAAATCAAAGATGGCGCTTACCTTTGGGCTAGGCACTGCAAGATTTATTACTGGGAAGTTAGGCAGAATAGATAAGAAAAATATAACCCTTAAGACTCCTACAGCAGATATTGCAATTCGTGGAACTGATTTTACCGCAACAGTAGATGAGCTAGGCCGTAGCCTTATTATCCTTTTACCTGATCAATATGGAATATCTAGCGGTGAAATAGAAGTTATTACAGCTATGGGAACGGTTTTGCTTAATAAGCCTTATGAGGCAACTACTGTTTCTGTGTTTGAGTCAGCCCCGTCTAAGCCTGTAATACTGGATTTAACATTAGACTTTATTGACAACATGTTAATAGTTACGCCACCCAAGAAAGAAATAGCAATCTTAGAAGAGAAAATAGCCAAGACTGAAAACATACTAGACTTTAATGATCTAGACATTGACTATCTTGCCGAGGATTACCTTGCAGAAGATAACTTAGAGTTTACAGAGCTAGACATAAATTTCTTGGACGTTAATTACCTTGAGGACTTGTTAAACATCCTAGACGCACTGGGTATTGCAGAAGAAGAAGACAAGTTAGCGCAAGTCTCAGGTGTTACTGTTACAGGCACTGTGTTAGGTGCAGATGCAGATACACAGATAACAACGCTAATTACAGGCCAGACTATTAGCTTAATCCGCAGTGTCAGCGAGTACAGCCGATTAGACTTAGATACAGCAGGTGGTTACACGGTGATTTTAATACAAGATGGAGTTTCTAACGTCATTAAGATTAACGGTGGTGACTCTACCATAAGAATATTGCAGGAGGGCTAATGAAAGGTTTTGCCCGATACAAGCGATATAAGTATGGATTTCCTCTAACTAGGCTTGGTAATAAAGTAGATTTGTGGGCGTGAATAAAATAATTATAGCCTTTATTACAGTATTGTTATTTTCTGTCTTATTGTATCAACCCACTATGGTTGAGGTTATAAAGCTAAGAACTTTTGATGCTTTTGTTAAAACAGAGGAGCCTACAGGCTCTATTGTACTGCTCAATCTTACGGAAAAAGATATACGCGCAGAGGGCGGTTGGCCTTTCCCTAGAGAGCGGTTAGCTCAGATACATATAGACTTATTAAATGCAGGAGCGGCCTCAGTGTCGTGGGTAGCTGTATTTAGCGAGCCTGACAGATTTGGAGGAGACATTGCGTTTGCAGAGGCCTTGTCTTATTACCCTAGCGTTATTGCTATGTTTGAGACCGAGAGATACAGAGAAATACCAAAAACAGAAGGAACGGTAATCTTAGGCGATGACATCGGGGGCATAAAAGCTACTGGGGTAACGCAAAACATTAAGGTTCTTAGAGATGTAGCTTTGCAGGGGATAGTGTCTGCTCCTGTAGATGTTGATAACTTGTTAAGAAGAATGCCTTTGCTTATGCGTAGCCCGGATGGGTGGATGGCTAGTTTTGGAACTCAGCTATTAAAAGCAGTTACTGGGACAAGCACTTACGTTATTAAAACCAATGCTAACGGAATAGAAGAAGTTAGAGTTAAACAGCTAAACCCTATACCTACAGATAGCTTAGGTAGAGTCTGGGTAAACTGGGTTGCTACAAATGAAACTTCTTTAAGCAAGATGGATGTAGAAGGAAAAGTAGTTATAGTTGGAACCACGGCTAAAGGAATACTTCCGCAAGTATCTACAGCCAAGGGGTTGATGTACCCACACCAGATACAAGCATCTCTAGCTGAGACCATTATTCATGCGTCTAACAAGCGTATGCCTATGATACCTAATGAAGCCCAACTGTACGAGATACTAAATTTTGTCTTTGGGGTACTGCTAGTCTTTGTATTTATTAACTATCTAGGAGTGTACCTTGGTTTAGCCCTATCAATCCTTTCGATAATAGGTATGGGTGCGCTTGGGGTAGCTCTTATACATCGTGGGTTCTTAATAGATGTAACGTGGACAATAATCTCTCAGTTTGCCGTAGCCTCTGCTACTTTTTACCTTAATTACAAAGAACAATACAACCTCAGACAGTTAATTAAAAAGCAGTTTGAGCATTACTTAGACCCAAGGCAGGTCAAAAGATTGCAAGAAAACCCTGAATTACTGCGTTTAGGAGGTGAAAAACGGTACTGTACGTTCCTGTTTACTGATGTTCGTGGGTTCACGGCCCTGTCAGAGAGTGTAACGCCCGAAGAAGTGGCTTATATAATGAATAAAGCCCTAACTGCACAACAATCAGCGGTATCTCAGTGTTACGGGATGGTCGATAAGTACATTGGTGATGCAATGATGGCTATATTTGGTGCGCCCTTAGACTTAGATAACCATGAGGACTGGGCTATAAAGTGCGCTAAACAGATACAAACTAATATGGAGGAGCTTAATGTTGAGTTTCAATCTAAAGGACTGCCTCCAATTAAAATAGGGATAGGCATTAATAGTGGTAATGCAATTATAGGCAACATGGGTTCAGAGCAAAGGTTTGATTACACCGCTATAGGCGATGCAGTTAACGTAGCGGCTAGGCTAGAGTCAGGAACCAAGGATGCAGGGGTTGACGTTCTAATAGGAGACAATACTGCACAAAATGCCAATATTGAGTTACAATCTCTACCATCTATTAAGGCAAAAGGTAAGTCTAATAAGCTAAAAGTTTACACTATAATTACTAGCGAATAGGAGTAAATATGTTACAAGCACTGATCGGCCCCGTAACGGGACTTCTTGACAAGTTTATAGAAGATAAAGACCAGAAGAATGCTTTGGCTCATGAAATTGCCACAATGAGTGAGAGAGCGGCCTCTGAAAATGCTATTGCTCAAATTGAGTTAAACAAGGCTGAGGCTCAGTCTGGCTCTCTGTTTATTGGTGGATGGCGACCTTTTGTTGGGTGGACTTGCGGAGTAGGCCTTGCCTATAACGTGATTATATCTCAGATACTTTCTATCTGGTTTGAAGTTCCTACAGTTGACCCCTCTTTGCTAACGCCTGTTCTAATGGGTATGTTAGGCATGGGAGCCATGCGTTCATACGAAAAAAAGAATTCGGTAGCAAGGGAAAAGTAATGGCAGGAATTCCAGATGAAGAGTCAGGCCTTTTAGACATGATTAAGCGTCATGAAGGCGTTAGAAGTAAGGTTTATGTCTGCTCAGGTGGGTATGAAACAATTGGAGTAGGACGTAACATCTCGGAAACGGGATTAGGTCTTGATGACAAAGAAATAGCATACCTTCTTAGTAATGACATCTTAAGAATAAGAAAAGAACTTGAGGATGAATACCCTTGGTTCTCTAGGCTAGACACTGTAAGGCAAGATGCTTTAATAGATATTTCGTTTAATTTAGGACAAACTGTTCTTAGAAAATTTAAAAATGCTTTACATGCAATGTCTAAGAAGCAATATGAGCAAGCGGCAGATGAATTTATGGACTCCCGATGGAGTAAACAAGTTGGAAACAGGGCTGTAGAAGTTACCAACATGATTAAATACGGAGAATATCAGTGAGCAAAGGTGGCGGTGGCGGATCAATGACTGGAGGCGGTAACCAAGGCGGTTACGGTCAACAGCAGGGTGGAGGCTTTGGAAGCCAAGGCGGAGGCTATGGCGGAGGCTATGGCGGAGGCTCACAATTTCCTTCTAGAGGTAATTCCAAGGGCGGTGTAGGAGGATCAATGGGTTCTCAAGGCGGCTTTGGCGGACGGTACGGCAATCAAGGTGGCTATGGTCAGCAAGGTGGTTATGGTCAGCAAGGCGGAGGATTTGGTCAACGTGGCGGTTACGGTCAGCAAAGTAGCTATGGCGGTAAAGGCGGTCAAGCTCCCCCTCCTACGAGCGGTCTTTATGGGCAAGGTCGTTACGGCTCTTCTCAGCCTAGAAATCCTTATCAGTCTTCACCAAGAAATTATGGAGATATGGGAAGAACTGCATTAGGCGGTAAGGGCGGAAACCAGAACCCACCACCACAACAGGGCGGAGGATTTTCAACTCCACCACCACCGCCAAGAAGAGGAGGCGGATTTGGAGATAACGGTGGGACTGCCACAAATGGGATGGATATTAATCCCCCAAGAGGAGGAATGGGTGGCTCTATGGGAGGTAAAGGCGGTATGGGCGGTATGGGCGGCAGTATTCCCTTTGCTCCCCCCGCGTCAGCATACATACCTCCTGCTGTGGATGGTGGCGCTCCTATGGATGAAAACACAAGAAGAAGAATTGAAGGCGGGATGAATGGGCCTAATATGGGCGGAGGTGGGGGTGGAAGAAATTACACAGACCCGACAACTGGAAATGAAATGTATCAGCCGCCAATGCCAACAGTTCCTGAAGGCACAATGCAACGTATGGTAATGCCACCGGCAATTAATACGGCAACAGGGCAACCAAATCCTTTTGGAGGGTTTTCAGACTTAAACGCCGCGCTGAATAAGCCACAGATAGACCCTGCATCTTTATACTCTGATCCTAATATGGGTATGGGCGGTAAAGGCGGACAACAACTTCCACAGATGAGAACGCAGGGGCCAGAAAGCCTTAGAATGCAAGGGACACCATTGCAACAGATAAGAACGCAGGGGCCAGACAATATAGGCGGGGGAAGAATGCAACCGCAACCGATGCCATCGATTTTTGCTCCGCAACAACCCTCTGGCACCCCTGCTCAACCTGCATTTGTGAGTACATTGGGCAATCAAAACATGCGCCAAGTGGTTAATAGGCCTGATAACCTTTATTTGGGCGGTGGTGATTTACAGCGTCAGCAAGCGATGGCGATGGAGGCGGCTCAAATGTTTCAATCCCAACAGAATCAGGATTATGTGGCAAGGCCTCAGCCACCACAACAGTTGCAGGCGCAACAGTTCCAAGCAGGAGAGAGTGCTAGACAACAAGCCGCCAATATGGGGCTGAACGCACAACAACAAGAAGAGGCTTCTCGTCAAGCGGCAGAGCAGTTTAGGGATGTGGAAAGGCCTGCAATGATGAGCGGTATTGGTAGCATGGGTCAAATTCGTAGACGTTAATAACGGAGAATAAAATGGCGTTAACTAAGTTACAGTTTTCTCCCGGAGTTAATAAGGAAGGCACAGACTACACTGCTGATCAGGGTTGGTTTGACTCTGATAAGATAAGGTTTAGGCAAGGCCGTCCTGAAAAAATAGGCGGATGGGAAAAGTTTACAACC